GTCCTGTGACATTGTTTCGTCACCGTTCATAACGGACTGAACATATTGTTTCATATCCGACATACTGTCAAATGTTTTTGACTGTATCTGTGACAGCTGTTCTGCCGTAGGCTGTTCAAATGTGATGTCTGTATGCTTAATTTTTGCAATTTCTGTGTCCATATCGAAATCACCGTCAGTTTCGGCGAATTTATCATTGACAATCCTACGTTTTATACGTAATATATCCCTATCGGCGTGTATTCCGTACACAGTGCCGTCAATTTCGACACCGTGTTCGTAGAATTGTGCCTGCCCGTTTTTACTATAAAATTTGTACATAATAGCCTCCTTAACTCCACGATGTTATATTTCCTTCTGCAATACAAGTATCTGCAATTCTACCAAAAGATTTAGCACTTGTTACATTATTTTTGATTACTGTGTTACCATCGACATCTAAAAGATTAAACTCGTTATTGTCGGCTAATGATGATGAAGTAGAGAACGTGTTATTTAAGATTAATGTCTTACCAGTTGCACCTATCAATGAACAACTTCCTGTCGCAGGTATAGATGTGATAGACATATAATTATCTGATATAATAGAAGAATTACTACAATCAATGAATTGAACATATTCCCCAGTAATTCTTATTGAAGTAAATTGATTCCCAATTAGTCTACCCGAATTTGTCAAGAATGACGTATCTTCATTTTGGTATATTGACGAGAAGATATTGCCTATAATTTCGCCACCACAGCTAATACTACAATCTTCCATAGATCTGAAAATATTTCCCATAATACTTCCACCTAACGATATTAAACAATTATCGCAAGTTTCAATATAATTACATTGAAAGAAAATATTTGTCGCCGAAAGCATAAACCCTAAAAGTGGTTTGTTTTGTGTAAAATTTAAAAATTCATTCCCTATTATTTTTGCATAACGTGCAATGTAAATTTCTTTCGTTATTGCATTTCCTGGAGCACCCTCAAACCCATCTATAACATTATTAAAAAATAGTACTTTACCCAATTTAAATGTTGATACACCTATTTGATGCGTGCTAAATATAGTGACAAATGAACAGAACATAATGTTCGAGTCATCTTCAGCATATAATACCATTGGATTAATTGTATCAGATGTCACTGTTTTAGTATCTTCTACCAATGTTACATTTTTCATTGTCGCAAATTGTGATATGTGAAAAATATGCTGTTTTTCAGCAGGATTTGTGTTTTTAAAAATGAATTCATCACACATTGACCCATCTAGGGTCATACCACCTTTTAATGATATAACACATCCACCACTACTGTTCGTCAATCCATAACCACGTATGGTATTTTCGTTTGTCAAAACACATTGTGTACCTACAGGATAGATAACGCTGTTGTTTTGCGCACTATCTATCGCCGCCTGTAATTTCAGTTCGTCGTGGTCGCCGTCACACACGACAAATATTTGGTTTTTTGTTTTCATCGACGCACCTGCTGCGGGGATTGGTGTATTGTCGTTTCCACCTACATATATTTCAGCCTCTGATTTGTCATCACTATATGCAATAGCTATTTCGCCTTCCGAAAGTGTTAATCTATTTATATTGCTTTTCAAACCGTGCTTTGCTATAAATCTTGTTGCCATTCTATCAATCCTCCTTTCCTTAATACGTTCCACAATCAATGACCGATGTTACTTGTGCAGACAGTTCAAGCGGGTTAAAATCACCGCAATCAAAACTGTTTTCGGGTTCACTGTCAAAGTTACCGCCGTCAAGCTCTGTTCCTAACTGTTCCATACCGAATACACCACCGTCGTATGATGTAATGCCGATTGCTGTGTACAGATTTTGAAGTTCGTTTGTATATGCATATACTATTTCTTCGACAAAAGCCTTAAAATCAATATAGTCAAAGTATTTATCAAGGTCTTTCACTTTGTCCCATATTGCTACTCTATCTTCTGTGATAGTATCAAGTACATTCTTGTTACTGTGCTTGTGAGCCAGTGTTTGCAGTGTATTCACCACATTTTCAAGCATTTCCCTTGCGTTTATTTCATCATCAAGTTTTGCGTTTGTATCGTCAATCTTGCCGTTTAACACGCTATCCATATCTTCAAGAGATTTTTGTATAATCTCAATTTCAGATTTGGTTATGTACTCTTTATCATTAACAAGTTGCGATACAAGTGTAGGAACGCTTAAAGCAAGCCTTAAACTCTCTCTTGAAATATCTTTTTTGAGTGATATTCCTGCTATTTGAGTTATTTTCAGAACGTATTTATTAAGCAAGTCAGGTGTTTCAGAGCCGAAGTCTGTCTTTTGATAACATACATTACCCTTCATTTAATCACCCCCATTAATTTAAACGCACCCTTACACATAGATTACAAGGCTTTGTGTCCTTGTTTTCAAACTTCAACGCCGATACAGTCTTATTTACAACATAGTTTTCTTTGACTTCCGACCATAGTTCAGTCTCGCGTGGTTTTCTTGACATAGTGGCATATAAAGCAACGTCGTCACCGTCACATTGCCACCCTATATCGTTCACACCTCTCTTATTTGCCGATACAACAGGCATTTTAAGATATATTATCTTTCCCGCTCCGACTGTATCTTCATATACATAATCGAAGCCGGTTGTCATTCGTTCGAATTCTTCCATTTCTTCTGCATTTGTTGGTTTGTTATACATTATTATTTATCCCCCTTTTGAACTCAACGTGCGCCATACCGCTTGCATAGTCGATAGTAAAGCTGTGCAGACTGTCCATAGGCAAATCAACAACTCCTCTGCCAATCGTACAATCTTCAGTTTCATATTCAATTTTTATATCTTTAAGATTTTGTTCTTCAACAATTATTCTCTTTACCTTTTGACATATCTCTATATCTATCGAGAATAACCAAGCTGTTGGTACTCTGTTTATAAACAACAGTGTTTCGTTTGGGTTTTTACACGTCACTGCGACGTTATCACCTATTCTAAATAACATATATTTTCCTCCTTAACTTGTACTTGTCGGTAAACCTATTACCGTACATTTCGAAAAATCCCAAGTGCCTTTGGGGTATGTCTTACTTCCAGTCGAACCTATAAAAGACGTTCCTACAGCTTTTATAGCAATACCAACACCCGTATCGTAAATCTGAAAAACTTCTTGTCCTTTGCCATTCGATACTCGCTTCAATGTCAAATCACCATAATTACCACTTGAATTACCAATAGTCACATACGCCCTTTTATCCTCATTATAAAATTTCGCTCCAACTATATCTGTACCTGTTATCGTTCCCTCTGTTATAAGGTCACCGCTCACCTTTACGCAACCGTTCAATATAAATCCGCCTGATATTTGAGTGAATGCAGAATTAATGCCGTTTTTTTCGTCATACTCTAACCAATCTTGTAAAATATCATTGAAATAATAATATTTGTTGTTATACTTGTAGAGTTTTTCTTTATCCAACGTTTTATCGCTTGCGGACGGTTTTTCTTTTACCGTAATAGCCTCTGATGTATTCATTTTTTCAAATGCAAGTGATTCAATCTTTTCTGCTGTTTGATTGAATTGTGTTTCCACACCTTTCTTTAGCTTTGAAACCCTTGTAGATATTCCGTCGGCAGTCATAGTGAACGTTGAAGATAATGTTTCTACTGAATTATCCGTGTATTCTTGACTTGATACTACTGACATTTCAATAGCTTGTGCCGTTTGCGATACGGTTGAATATTGATTTAGACTGTTTTCTAAGTCCTCATACGATACTTTGCTTTCTATCTTTTCAGCCGTTACACTGAATTGAGTATCATAGCCGTTTAATTTTTTTCGCAAAGTGGTTGCGAGGTTGCTTTCGTCTATGTTGTCTAAAGCGTCCTCTAATGTCCTTTTCAGCTTAACGTAATTGTCGTTTAATTCCGATACCGTTTCTCTAAGCTGTTTGTAATTCATATTGTTAATATCATCTTGATGATACAAATAACTCACCTCCTGGAGTAATACCGAGTTCCATTTCATAGAAACGTACATAGCCGTGTCCCTCAAAATGTAACTTGTAGCCATAATTAGCGGTCATTCGTGGTTTTAAGCGTATTGCTTGCATACCTTTCCGACCGTTACTGTCATATAGCAACTGCGATGTTTCAGGATTAAATTCTTCATTGTCGTACAGTGCATACACCTTGAAACGCCCCTCAATATACGCAAGCATTTGAAATTTTGCTATATGTTTGATATTTACTGTCTGATATGTGCTTGAAGATGATGATGTCAGTATGGTTGATAAGTCCGTTTCACAGCTCCAATCGTCCGTATATTTGTTCGTATCCATTTTGTATACAACACCGTCTTTGCATAACATATACATACCGTTTTTGTTATGTGCAAAGCCTAATACTTCACTATTAATCACTTGTTGCGACCATTGACCGACCATTGTGTCATACACAAACAGATACATTTCGCCTTGTCTGTCTGTACAATACAAGTAATAGTTTCTTCCGTCACTACCCGAAACGGCACTTTTGAACTCGTCAATTCCAAGATTATAGCCAATCTCACGCGGTTGTGAGCCTGTATACACCTTGATTTCATCATCTGACGCAAATATCAGTTTGCCGTTTACCTCTTGTATGCTCCTGTTGTCAATAGACCCCTCCGCATACACGTCAACCAATCTGAACGGATTTTTACTGTTGTATATTTCGTGCATAAAGTCACGTTTAAAGCAAACAACGTGGTTGTCATACACTGTTATACCTGTAAAGTTACCGCCTGCTTTTGTGTTGGTTTGTGAGGCACTGCTCCACGCATTGCTTTCGTTACTTTCAGCTACGGTGTCTAAGTTCCAATTCGTATAGTCGTTATAGCCTGAAACGTGTACTCTATCCTCATCAACTCCGAAAAGTCGTGATAAATGCACTACTGCATACTTTAGATTAGGGAACGACGGCGAAACAGTTATTCCAAACCCACTTTTTCCGTCACCTATATCGCTACAAAATTGATAGGTTTGATTATCGTATGTGTTAAGCCAATAGCAACTCTTATTGCTCCCCTCAGGCGGTGCATAGTTTTCGGTAAATTCATAATACTTTGATACTTTCTTGCCGTTTTCAAGATTTTTAATCAATTCGTATTTGTATTTATCGTCGCTATCCTTATCGGTGTTTTCGGTCCTTTTGTAATATGCTTTTGCCGTAACTTCTTTGTCGCTTATCTTTTCATAATAATCGGTTATATTCGTACCGTATGCAATATCAGTTACTTCCTCATACTCATACGGTATTATCGTACCGTTATCATCAGCTTTTCTTACGTATAGTTTGGTTTGAACCGTACCTGTACTATCAGAAACCTTTTCATAATAACTTGATATATTATCGCCTGTTTTCAGATTACGAACTTTCACATATGTATAAGGGAACGAAGTGCCTGTTCGCTCGTAAAATGTTACATTTGTATTTGTTCCCAATGGTGCAGGCTCTCTTTGATATAAGCCTTTGCCTTTTAACTTATCGCCTTGCTGTAACCAAGTGGCAACGGTGTATGTATACGGCGAGTATTCACCTTGCCTTTCGTAGTAATACACATCGCCACCGTCATATGTTGTTTCATTCGTATCTTCTATCGGCACATAACCGTCACGGAACACCTTATATTCCGTCTTTTTGTAACCGTCATTATACGTTTGTTTACTTGACTTTCTGTAACCGTCATTGTAATACTCGTCTTTCGTCTGCGTATATCCGTCGTTGTAGTATTTTTTTATTTCAACGTCCAAATTGCTTGTTTTAAAGTAGTTCACGCCACCTGTCAAAGTAAATCTGCCTATCGCCCCATTCCAAACATAGTAAGTTTTTTTGCCACTGCTTTCTTTTTGACAATACATAACATCAATATCGGCATTGCCGTCCTCAACTGCCTGTTTGTCAAATGTAGTAGGATCTTTGTCTGTATCTACAATCTTCATAAACATAGATACTTTGTCAGGAAACAGTATCAATTTCTTTACATATGTGCCGCCAAGTACATCAACGGCATTTTCATATACATTGAATTGCACCATACTACGCTGTATCGCGTCAGTTTCTTCTGTCACACCCTTTTTTATTAGACCTGTATATACTTTTGTGATTTGCCCTTTGCTGTTTTTCTTGTCGCTCAAAACAAGATAATCAAGTTTTAATTCGGTATCGTCACGATAGATAACAACAAGGAAATCATCAAAACTGAATAGCGATATAGGGTGTTTGTATTTAAGTCCCATATCGGACAATATGTCTGCCCTGCTTTGCGACGGTGTTAAATAAGGTGCCTCGGCTGTAGAAATGTTGCATTCCATAGACAAAGCACCTGTATCTATAACTTGCCGTCTGTTTAAACCGCTCCAATTCAGTTTGGAAAGGCTATATTGCTTTAGTGCCTGTGGTAATGGTACTTGTCCGAATTGTAATTCGTTTTGTTTCTTTGCCATATAACCTCTCCTTTACTGTCCAAATTGTTGGGCTTTATCAGATAGCCATTGTTTGAAATTTTCAAGTAAAATATTGTAATTGTTGAGCCAATTTGACGCAGGACCGTACTCATTTTCAAGTGAATACGCCTCGCCTCTCAACTTTGACTTTACCAATTCGATAAATTCTATCGGTATCATCACGTTACCGTCTTGTATCTCGTCATTTTCATTTACTTTTATCAATTTAGGCTTGATATGATAGATTAATTTAATAAAATTAGGTGTTTTTTGCATTTTAACAGCTAAATTATCACCTTTTTTATAAAAACAATCGGGAAATACGAAACCGCTCGTTATACTCGTCTTTATTAATTGTGTTGTATCTGCATACACCGCATATATATCTTCAAACCGTATCGGTGCTTCATTATCCGAAACATCAAGGTTTGCAAGCTGTATAACATCCTCTTGCGGTTCGGTAATTATCAAGTCGTTCTGTTCTTTTATAATCGCACTGTATAACAGCCATTGCAGGCTGTTCAGCCACGTTACATACGTCGAATTTGAGATAGGAAGTGCGACGTCCACTTCACTCTGTAATTCTGCTATTAACGCTTTTGCAGATATTCCACTGTCAAACACTTCTCTACCACCTCATTCGTCGTACACGTCTGTTATGTGCGTGATTTTTCCAATAATGCACATAGGCATTTCTTGATTTTCGTGTAAATTCTTGTTTGAATATACCTTGTTGGTCGTAACCGCAAAGGTATAAGATATTGTCCACGATTGCCGGAGTATAAAGCGGTAATACAACGTTTTCGTCCGATAAATCGTGTACCGGTGTAAAATGCACACCTTCTTTGAATAGTAAGTCGGGATATAATGCTTCAAGTTCTGCAACGGTGTCGTTAAAGAAATTAAAGAACCGTCGCTGTTCCAAAGGCACTTTAAGACTTACCTTTTCGTATATTTCTTTAAGTGTTACTTCTGCTTGTTCCAATTTATCACCGCATTTCAGAAAAAAATATTTCAGCAAGTACCTAAAATAACGGCAAAATAATGGCAAGGCAACATATAATCACCTTGCCGTTAGAATTAAATACAGTTGTAAATTCTGATTAGACCGCCCGGATTTGAGCAGATAAGGTCACCGTAGTTTGCAAGCAATGCTCTGTAAACTGATGAATTTTCCTTTAGGTTGAAAATACCACCGCCTTGTAGGTCAGCAAATTTCCATTCCTGTGTATGTAATTCAAGTGCTGATGTATCAACACCCCAAATTTCATCATCCGGCACGAACGTTTCGTTGACAACATCAACCTGTCTGTTGGCGAAATCAAACTGAATTGATTTGAAACCACCCTGTAAGGTGTTCTGTTCAACTCTGATATTGTTTACTCTTAGGTATTCTGCGTAGTGGTCGTACGCTTCGTCACCGCACAACAGCATATCAACCTTTGAGTTCTTGTCCTTTTCGGCACGTCTTAGAGCCTTTCTGATAATGTTGTCCTCAACATTATCATTTGCGTCAATAACAATAGGCTTGACAAACGGATTGTCTGCCTTGCTTACACCGTAAATTGTTGGAACTTCATCGTCGAAGATAGCACCAAGACCTGTGATTTCACGGTTAAATGAGTTCTGCACCGTCATAAAGCCGTCAACAAGTGCTGTTGTAGGTGCTTTGTCAAGGGTAATCTCATAGTTACCATTGCTGTTCTTTGTACGGTCAATTGCCATAATTCGTAACTGTTTAGCAACCACGTCGTTTGGCGTTGTAGCCGCAGTCGGATAAAAGTCTACAATCAAACCTTCCTTGACGTACTTAATGTCAGTCACTTCAACTTTTGTTGTCGGAGTTGTCTGTTTAACAACCTTTGTTAATGCACCTGTACCGTTGCCGAATAGTGAACGTCCGACGTTCCATTTTGCTGTTTCGTACGCCGCCTTAACTTCTGTGTCAAGTGCATTTGCCATAGAGCCGTTCTTGCCTGTAAGCTGTACAGCTTTGATTGACAATTCAACGTTTGAGTACATATCTTTTGCGTATGTTCTGAAACGTTTGAACATAACATTGCCCGCCTCAGGCGTTGCAAGTCCTTCTTCTCCGTAGCCAAAGCCACCCGATAGACCGATTGGAGCTGACGCAACAATCTCATTTGCTACCAATGGCTTTTTCTTGATTTTTGATAGTAGTGGTGTAGGCTCGATACCGAGTAGGTTATTCCATACCGGTAAGTAGTTAGATTTTAGAGCCTCTTCAATAGTTTTTAAGTTTTGTTCTCTTCCCATTTAAAAATTCTCCCTCTTTTGTAATGTGGGTACGTTATTTCCCTCTGAACATATCTTTTGTTCTTTTGGAGGCGTCGTCCCAAGTTGTTGGTTTTTCCTTTATTGTTAATGCCGCGTTTACAGCGCCGTTTGACGCTGACATTGCAGGCACTTGCTGACTTTGTTTAATGTCGTCCAATCTCTTTTTTTCAATCATTTGTTGAAATTCAGGATTGCTGTCGTAGTATTTCATTAATTCTTCTGCTGTTGGGTCTGACGGTGGCGGTGTATTCGCAGAATTTACGCCGTTTGCGATCATATACGCCGTCAAATACTTTTCGTCCATAGGTATGTCGTCGTTGGCTAACCACTTGTTATGCTCAATGATGTAATCTAACTGCGGCAACATATCGTTAATACCTTTCAGTTCATCAACGCCGCTGAACGCCTCAAGCATTTCCCTTTTTTCTTTCTCACGCATACCGTCCTTTGCGTATTGCAAGGCAGGTTCAACGTCTTTTAGCACTTGCTGTGTGACGTATTTTTGCATTGCATTTGCATAGTCCTGTTGCATTTGCTGAACAGTTTCATCGTCCTCGAACGCTAAACGGTTTACATCCAACATCGGCATTTGCATTTCGTTCTCTATAATCGCTTGCTCACGTTGCTGTGATTGCTGTGTTATAGTCTGTTGCAATTCGTTATTTGTCTGTCTTAGCTGTTCGTTTTCTGACATTATGCGTTGATAATCTTGTTCACGTTGTGCCGCCGCTTGCGCCGCCGCCTGTGCTACATTTGCCGCCTCGTCAACCGCATTATTATCCTGTGTCGGTTGTTCTTGTGCTTGTGGTTCTTGCTCTTGTCCCTCT